TTATCGATATTATCTTTATTTTTTTCTATGAATTTAATCATCCAAGTAGTCAATTTTTTGAAGAAAGTAAATTTCTTTGAATGGTTTAATACCAATACGAATCTCTTTGGTTGACAATCCTGTTTGTTCTTTCAGATATAATAATATTTTGTTTTTCGCAAATTTATTTGTAACTCGCTTATTATATTTTCCTTCTGGTGTGTCTTCCATAAACAATACCTGCCAATTCTTAAGCACATTAACTATTGCATCACCAACAATAATTTCGTTCTTCTTCATCAGTGGGTCATTATTAATTTTATCTTCAATTTTCTCAATTACAGTAGCAATGAGTTTTTCAAGTTGATGCTGACTTTCTGTTTCGATTTCATATGTATATTCAGTATTCTCATTGATTTCATCAATGTAATCATCGAAACTCAGATTAATTTTCTTTTCAGTATAACTTTTTTTACTATGGTCTTTATAGTAATTCCTGATTATTGTTTGGCAATAACTAAATGCCTTAGTCCTATTACCAGACTTTGTTATTTTATCAGGATTAAATTTGACCATATGCTCAATAAGATGAGTGAGGGCATTAGATTCTACTTCAACCATATCATAATTACCAATATGAATTGGGTATCGTCTTAGTATCGATTGTATCATTTTCCTGAAAGGTTCAATAAGTATTTCGTTATAAATTCTATTCTTTTCTTCCAAGGAATTAGAGTTTATATAATCTATAACTGCTTGTTCTTCCCTTTCTGCAAAATACGGAGCATTTGTTTCAAGTACGTCCATTTATTATATATCAAGAATATAGATTATTTTTGTATAATAAGTCTTGACATATCAATAACTCTGTCATTAATGAAGTTAGACTCATTAGTTGCGGTTTCAAACCAAAATTTTCTCTCATTAACAGGCATAGTTCTAAGATAATTATCAAACATGCTGTTTTCACGAGTTGCCAAATGTTTGTAACCAATTTTTGGCATTGAGAATATCTTACATGCATTATTTAATGCTCTAAGCAAGAACTCATACATGAAGGTTAATTTAATGTTTGATTTATACCTACCAAGGTTAATAAATTCGGACTTTTTAATCACAGCACCACTTAATTTAAAATCTGTGTATTGCTTAAGTGCATTTGCATTTAAATAACCCATTTCACCATTCTCACCAACAAACTGTTGTGCCCAAACGGTTTCATTTGTTAATTTAATACCTTGATTCTGCTCATTGACTTCAATCATCATTGTCAGAAATATATCAATCTGTGGATAAGATTCAATATACTTGGTTGCATTTCTGAAATAAGTTGTGCCGTATTCATCATCGAATTCAAGTACTGAGAAATAATCTGTTTTTACTGAATCAACAGCTAAGTTAACTTGTGATTGATAATCGGTTTTGCCTTCGTTTCGAATATATTCATAAGGAAGTTTATCTTTACTTTGTAAGTAAGCCAAAACTGCATCACCACATTCTGCTGCCGAAACAACAATTATGTGCGGTAATTCTGTTAGACCTTCCTGTTTATTAATTGATTCAATTGCTTTAGATAAATATCCTTCAACGACATCATTATATTCGTGGATTGGAATTATTATTGAAATATTCATTTTACTTTTTTATTTAAGATTATAATTATTTTTATTTTGCTGGTTGTACATTAACATCAGGTGTTACAATAGGTGGCAATAATGGCTGGTCTGTTGGAATAACTGTTGCTGGTGGGTTAATTACATTTTGGAATAAAGTAATTCTCTGATTAATGAATTCCTGATAGATTTCATTTAATCTAACCTCACTGGCTTCCTGAGTGTACTTATTTGCAACCTTTTCCATCGAAGTATATAAATCAGGACTGATATTATCATCCAAAAATTTAATAAGTACTTCACCTGTTAGTACTGGAAGGTCATAGTAGTTTTCAGTCCAGACACCTGCGCCTTCAACTGCCTTAATTGGTTTACCATTTTCATCCCTTTCAATCATATACTCTGGCATAATATCGGGTTTTAAACAAACAGGTACTACACCAGATTTCATACATTCAAGAGGAAATGTACCAAAACTTGCAATTCTATCAATCCAAACTGCAGCAAAACTGGTTTGCAAACGTTTTGCAAAGTCAACCCTACGCATTGGTTGGGGGGGTTTACTCTTAGTAAGCATTGGGTCAAATGTTACCCAATTGTATTGTGGATATTTGCTGAAGAATAATTTCACGAATTTTGAAATTTCATTTGCGTTCCTACCCATAATAGCGATTATTGGTTTTTGTGGCACACTTGATTTCTCAAAATACTCTGGTATTCCAATATTATATGTTCTGATATTGTATCTGTTACCAAAGTACACATCAACCAATTCTTTAAGTGTTGTAGATGTAGTAATTACATCAAATATTCCAAAGGTTGTCCAATCCGTACCCGGGATTAATGAATTCACCATATAGTCGATTGATTGTAATAATCCAATCCTTAAACAAGGTAAATTTTTTGTCTGTTCCATTACGTTTGAATATACTTCTGGAATTATCATAATGTCTTCTGGACCGACCATCAGCTTGGGGTCTGCCATTGACATATGCTTGTGATTTGTAAGTTCTTTTTCAATCCAAGCAGGTGGTACGTAATCACCTTTTTCAACCATAATGACTACTTCATATCCCATGTTCTTTACAACTGTAGCATGAAAATAAATTTCATATACACTTGCAACAGGACTTTGTGCTTCTGGTATAACAAATAAAAATTTTGATTTTTTATTTACTATTTTGTCCAGTGCTACTTTTACTTTTTCGATTTTTTCTAATTCAGCAGCTTGTGCTTCATTTTTTAATTCTTCACTCATTTTATTTATTTTTATGTTTAATTATTTTTTCGAAATCTTTATTACCAATTAAATCAGCAACTTGCAGTACTTCAATTGAACCTGCTTTAATGTCTTCATTATAAGGTCTCGTTAGTTTGATTAACTTCTTAAACCAAGGAGCACCTAATTTTAGAATTTCTGGGTCTGTCGTAATTAGGACATCAACATCATTCCACATATCAACTGCTTTATTCACAAATTTGTAACTTCTAAATCTACAAGACATTTTACTTAAGAAGAAAAGTGTTGGTGGTATGCTGAAACGATTTTCAACATTCATTATAGTAAAATCTGCAGTACTTTCATACTTTTGTAAGAAATTATTTACATGTAAGTCCATGCCTTTATACATTACTGTTGCAGCACCATGTATTTCAAAAAGATAATCTTCATACATGAAACGATTATACATGTTCTTTGCAGAAATAACTTCTTTTTCTGATTTTTTAAATAAAAGAAAATCTGCTGGTGCTTCACCACTTTCATCTGGCACATATTCAAGAGGACTTATATTTTCTGGTGTGTCCTCTGGTTCTCGCATTTCTCTGCTTATTTCCGTGGTATCTCTCCATAGATAATCCTTGAACAAATCATACACATATTTAGATTCATGTTGTTCATCACCAAATTCTTGTGCATAAAATCTATCGAATTGTAACCATTTGGCTCTTAGTATTTCGTCAACGACAATACCTACTCTTACTTTACTCATTGTTCTTCTTTTTTAATATGTCGAGTTGAACTTGCAACTCATTTTGTAATTTATTCATCATTGCTGTGTGTTCCTTTATTAACTCAGCATCTGTAATGTATTTAGGATTAATACATTCAATTCTTGTATCCTGCGATTGTGTAGGAATAAAGATTATTTCACCCTGAACAGTTGTTGGAGATATTTTTGCACCAACTTTGTGTACATAATTATCAATGTCTTCGCTGCGAATACCAGCGACACCAACATATATTACTATTATTTTATTTTCTTCCATATCATTTAAATTCTTCCATGACCGCCTGTGCTTACCAGAACATTTCCTGTTGTTTCTACTAATAATTGTTTTTTATTGTTTCCATTTCCGTCCTTCCATTATACAGTCACCATTTTTATGCGTGCTGAGATATTCTTTATATTTACTCTCAATTATCGTTATAAGAGGATTTCTGACATTTGTATCTTCATGAGACATCTTTATTACTCCCATATTACTGGTGTCAAAAAACATATCA